GAACGCCGGCGCGTCTGCGTACATCCGCGACACATTCGGTGTCCAGCCTCTGGAGACGCCGAAGCGCGAGAGCATGCAGGGGCAGATGGTAGACGCTGTCGCGCGGCAGGACGACTACATCAACTACGAGATGGCGCTCAAGGACCCGTACAGCGTGCTGGGCGGGGACTCCCGCCTGCTGCACCAGCTCGCGGGGAACATCTCTGGAGCAGAGGGCCTATCTGTGGGCGCTCGCAAGAAGCTGATCGACAACATCAACAAGGGCTGAGAACCATGCCGAAAGTCGGAAAGAAGAAGTTCCCGTACACCGCCGCTGGGATGAAGGCCGCTAAGAAGGCGTCCAAGAAGACCGGCAAGAAGGTCATGGGCATGTCCTCCGGGGCTGCTCGAGGGACGGCGGCTCGCCGCAAGAAGGCGTCTAAGGCGTCTCGCATGCGCGGTGCCCGCATGGGCTACTGATGGCCGATATTGTCTTCAACAAGTTCAAGCAGGCTCTGGGCGGTGGCAACTTTGCCACGAACGAGCAGATCCTGACTTGGGACAGCGATGTCGCTGGAGCCAGCACGATCAAGGTCATGTTGATCTCCGGCGACCTTGCTTCGTCCGCGAACCCGAACGACTTAGACACGGTCAACGATGTCCTGAGCGTGGTGTCGCCGGAGGCTGTTTCGGAGTACAGCGGCAGCTATTCGAAGCCGTCGCTGACGAACCGTCAGGTCACGGTGGACGACGGGAACAACCGCTCAGAGTTCGACGCGGACGACATCACGATCTCGGCGCTGCCTTCGGGCACGGCGAATGTGGATGGCCTGCTGGTGTACTGGGTGCCCACAGGATCGGCTGGTGAGGCGGATCACTCGGACAATGTGCCGCTGATCTACTTCGACCTAGCTGGAGCCGGCGCGGACTTCATGGGCAACGGCGGCGACATCACGATCCAGTTCAACGCTCAAGGCGTGGTGCAGGTGACCTGATGGCCCATACCCTGACGGTCACCGCTTACTGGTCACCCAGGCAACTGGACGATCATCAGGCGCTGTCGAACCACGACGGCGCTCTGAGCGGGACCTCGGGTAGCTTCTATATCCAAGGCATCAGCGACATCGGGGATACGGGTGTCGCTGACACGGCTGAGTTCTTCAGCGTAGCGAACGCCTACCACGGTTCTGGCAACAGCGAGCCAGAGTGGCAGCTCACTGGGTCGCTGTTCGAGTGGCTCAACCAAGATGTGCCGCCGGACAAGCTTCCGGTCAATGTCATCGGGCGGACGCAGTACGGGGCCGGCACCAACACGGCGCTGAAGGGGCTGCTGATCCCAAGCACCCCGTACAGCACCAGCGCGGTCTATCTCAGTGAGATCGAGCACATAACGAGCACGGACCCCTACACCGTGCCGGCGGGTGACTGGACAGCGCGTCTGTATGTGAATGCAGCGAACGCGGGCCTGTTCATTCACAGCGTCATCGTGATGAAGGTCGGCTGGTATCAGACGCCATCCGGCGTGGTGTTCGGTGGACCGGGCACCTCGGTCATCTACACGCACACGGAGACGGCGCCGTTTACTGTGCTGGGCACGATTGGCGCGTACAGCGTCAACTTCACGACGACTAGCGATCAGGTCATCGACCCGAGGCCCCAGGCGACTGGAGGCGCGGCAGAGAAGCTAGTCGTGATGATGGTGATCGGCAACAGCACGATCAGCCAGCAGGGACTGCAGTTCCGGCACAACCAGATCATCGAGACGCCGATCCCGTATCAGCGCGTCATCTCGCTAGATCCGGCGACCGTCACGCTGTCTCCGCAGCCGGTCACGATCAGCGCCGGCCCGATCAGCAAATCTGTAGGCGTCGTCGCCGTCTCTACAGCGGCGCAGCCAGTCAGCGTCACGATAGGCACCCTGCTGCTGCGGCCCGATGCGGCCAGCGTGGCGATTGATACGAACCTGATCACCGTCGAGATCAGCCGTATCGTCCAAGTGGGGCGCGTGGCTGTCGGGATCACCGTTCTACCGCTGCAGTCCACGCCGGTTACTGCAGAGCCCGTCTTCGAGGCGCCAGCATTCCTTGTCAAACAGGCTGATACGCCTCGAGGACAGGTTACCGCGCCCCAGACCCGCCATACGGCATCCTCTTCGAACGCTGTCAGAGCGCGGATTGTGCAGGCGCACACCGTTTCGCGACCTGCAACGAGCTCTTGTCGGTTTGAGCTCACGCAAGCGCAGTCCGTTGGTAGCGCGCGTAGTGGCGGCACGCCCTGGAGTAAGCGTGTCGCTGGTGCATCCCTGGGGGGAGACACCGTTGCGTGCTCGCGGGTAGCCCGGTCGCGGACAACGACGCCTCAAATCATCGCTTCGACAGCTAGTGGCGGTCCGCGCCGCACGATCTAGTACGGCGAGGACCGCCACACCTACCTATGAACACAGCAAAAGTCACCGAAGGCAACGATGTGTGGTTCGTGGCGCGCGTGCTACGGCCCGACAATGTCATCCTGTCTCGGGATGTCATTGATACCACCGGATCGCCCAATCCTGACGCGCTGCAGATCCGCGTCTACGACATCTCGCGCGATAGCCTCGGCACAGGCGCCAACGGACGCCAAGTTCACAGCGCGAATCTGGCGAGTGACGCCCTCGACAACAACCTGCTGACTGCAACACCCTCTGCTTCGCTGACGAACGATGGATATTGGGATGGTCTGGATGACACGGGCTACAACTTCATCTACCAACTCGCGTTCGACGCCACGAAGTACGAGGCGGGTCATCGTTACATGGCCGAGTTCGCCTTCGAAACGAGTGATTACGGCACGATCCGCTGGGCGCAAGCCTTCTATGTGAGCTCCATGCTATCGACATGAGCCAAACGACCGAGGTTGTCCACGAATACACCCCCTACGGGGCGGCGCGCGAGCTGTGGAGCTTGCAGCCCAACGAGCTATTGCTTGAGGGGCCGGCGGGTACGGGCAAAACCCGGGCTCTGCTGGAGTGGATCAACTACCTCTGCGAGCGTTACGCCGGCATCCGCGTGCTGATGCTGCGCCAAACGCGCGAGTCGATGGCCGAATCGGTGCTTGTTGAGTGGGAGACCGAGGTGCTGTGGCCCGGACACCCGGCGATCCACGGCACCAGCGCCCGCAACACACGCCAGAACTACCACTATCCAAACGGTTCGCATGTCGTTATCGGGGGTCTGGACAAACCGTCGAAGACATTCTCGACACAGTACGATGTGATCTGCGTCTTTGAGGCGCGGGAGATCACATCAGACTCTTGGGAATGGTTGGCGCGTGCGAACCGTAACTTCAAGATGCCGTGGCAGATGCGGGTGGCCGACACCAACCCCGCAGGCGAGTTCCACTGGCTGAACACGCACTTCCCTCAGGGGTTCCGAGAGGTGCCGGATCGCCACAAGCGCGACAAGCGGATCCGGCTACTCTCTCGACACGAAGATAACCCTGCGTGGTTCGACCACGCAAAGGGCACATGGACCAAAAACGGCGAGCACTATGTCCTCGGCGTCCTCGCGAAGCTGACCGGCACGCGGCGCGCCAACATGTACGAGGGCAAGTGGGCCAGCGAAGACGGCATCATCTTCGAGGATTGGGACCCTGCGGTCCACATCATCGACCCCGAAGACATGCCGGAGCCGAAGTGGTACTTCGGGTCCTACGACAAAGGCTTGCGGCACCCTGGTTGCTTGCAGATCTGGGCGGTCAACGATCAGCGCATGTACCGCGTGCAGGAGATCTACAAGACCGGCGAGACCAGCGACTGGTGGGCGGAGCAAGTCATGGCCGCGAATGAAGACTACCCGTTGTCTGCGCTGGTGTGCGACCCCAGCGAGCCGGAGTACATCAAGGTCTTCAACGACCGGCTAGGAGCTGCGCGGGGCCGTGATGGCAGCCGAATCGCCCGGAGGGCGAAGAACTCGATTAAAACGGGTATCGACATGGTCCGTTGGGGCCTGAGCAAGGTCGATCACGGCCCGCGCATCTACATCTGTCGTGGGAGCTCGCTAGTACGCGACAAGGCGCGCACAGACGCGAAGAAGCCCACCTGCTTGGAAGAGGAGATCTCCAGCTACACTTGGGCGCGCAGTCGCGACGGCGCCCCGGGCAAAGAACGCCCCGACCCTACCTGCTCCGATCACGCCGTGGACTGCCTGCGATACGCGGCGATGTTCATGTGGAACCGTGACATGAGCATGGAGATCCAGATCCCCGATTACCCAGAGGGCAGCCTTGGCGATGTGCTGAGTCACTCTGAAGTCCACGCCCAGCAGTTCAACTAATGCTCAAGACTACCAGCACCAACCTCATGGCGGAGATCAACGCCGCCATCGAGTTCCGCGACCGTCACCTCGAGGGGTACGAGGACAAGGTGGCGCGCTACACCGGGCCGTTCTACGACAAGGGCGGCGAGTTCTCGGCGGAGTACAGCCCGGAGAACACCTACTACGAGTACATCTCGCTGATGGTGCCCCGGCTGGTGTTCGATAACCCGCGCGTGCAGGTCGAGTCGCGCCGTCCTGGCCCCCAGCAAGATGTGGCCGAGGCGCTGCGACACGGCATGAACCGCTGGGCTCGCGATGCCAGCCTACGGAAGGTGCTGGTGGAGCTCGCGAGCGACATGCTGCTGGGATTCGGCGTGGGTCTTGTGCGCCCGGACCACAAGAAGAAGTACGCCTACCCCACGAAGACGCCGTTCGGGCCGGCGGAGACGCAGACTTGGCCGACATGCGAGCGTATCGCGCCGCGTCGGTTCTTTGTTGACCCCGAGGCGGAGCGCGTGGCGAGCGCGCGGTTCATGGGCCACATGTGGTGCATGGACAAAGAAGACCTGCTGGACCTTGCGACAAGCAACTCCGAGCAGGGCTGGGACATTGACGCCATTGAGTCACTCAGCGCACAGGACAACCCCAACCGGAAACACGGTTATGGGTATGAAGGTACGCCGGATCGGGACGAGGTCTGGTGCTACGAGATTTATGTGCCGGAAGCGGAGCTGGAAGACAGCCCCGGTGAAAGCGCAGGGTTCAATGGCGTCATCTACACCCTTGGCTGCAACCAAGCCCTGGGCTACGCCGACGAAGACGCCAAATCGACCTTCGTGCGCAAGCCGCGCCCCTACTACGGGCCGCGCACTGGCCCCTATGTGGTGTTCGGCGCCTACAAGGTGCCCGACAATGTCTACCCGCTGTCGCCGCTGACTGCGGTCGAGGCGCAGGTGCGCGACCTGAACGATCATGTGCTGGCGGCGTCCTCGAGCATGATGAAGCACAAGCGCATCGTGGGCGTGAACGACCCGCGCACGGCGCAGCTCATCAAGAACACCGAGCATGACTATGTGGCGGTGGTTCCTTTCGAGGACGGCAAGGCGCTGGTGCAGGAGTTCGTCATGGGCGGGCAGACGGACCAGCAGGCGAACTGGATTGCCACCTGCCGGCAGCGCGCAGACCGCGTGCTAGGCATGGACGAGGCGCTGCGTGGCGCGATTAGCGGCCAGGGCACGGCGACCGAGCACAGCATTGCGTCTGAAGCGGCCAACACCCGCATCGCGTTCATCAAGCAGACCTTCACGGACTGCGTGGTGGACATGCTGCGCAAGGTCGCCTTCTACATGTACCACGACGACAACATCGTGTTCCCGATTGGGCGCGAGGCCATGGAGGGCCTAGCCCTACCGAAGGGGGCGAGCGTTGTCTTCCGTGGCGGTGGGCACACCTCGGGTGACTACACCTTCGAGGATCTGGAGCTAGAGATCGAGCCGTACAGCATGGAGCGTGCTTCGGAGGGCCTTGCCCAGAAGCGTGCTCTGGAGATGCACTCGATGCTGCTCAACAGCTTGCAGCTTATGCAGGTCTACCCGGACTACCCGTGGAAGGACCACTTCAACAAGATTGGCAACGCCATGAACATGCCCGACATGGCGCAGCTTGTTGACGACAACCTTCTGCGCCGCTTGGCGGAGGATGTCTCGATGCAGCGGCAGGCGACGGTCATGAA